CCTATTACAATCCCTATCCGGTAAAAGAACTGCCCAACCATGAAAGAATTTTACAAATCCTGCCCATCTCCAGCATGTATGAGTTCGGCTTTATGCCGCTCAAGATTCCCGGCAAGCTTGCGCCGGGTGTGACCTATCTCGGCGCGGTGCGGGCCATCGGGCGCGAAGCGATTTTCGCGGCCGGCAACGGCGTTGAAAAACGCTATCCGGAGGAATCCGATTATATCGTTCCGCATGTTACGGTGCGTCTTGCGGACAAGGGTTTTTCCATTTCCATGGACGAGGCCGTTTCCGGACTGTCGAAAGACGACAGCCTTGAGTTCAGTTATGAACTGACTCTGAAAGGCGAGACGGTGGCGAAGCGCGATTGGGGCCGCAACCCCGGTTTTACGGCAACGGTGCCGGAACATCCGGCGGTGTTTCCTTATGAAATGACGATTGCCGTGCGTTCGGCATGGAGCCACAAGGAGCTTACGCGCCAGACCTACCGCGTCTCGGGGCGCGGCGCCTGGCTGCCCGACGGGGCGGAGTATTGAAAGCGGGACTCGGGGTTAGGGGCTCGGGGTTCGAGGTTAGGGGTTCGGGAAATTTTTTTCGTTTCTTAACCAACGATTTTCATCTGCGGCCCCCTTTTTCCCGTTACTTGCGGTTCATGCGCGCCTGTGGCAGAAGAGTAGGCCTAACAAGGCTTTATACAGCTGCCGTAGCTCAGGGGTAGAGCACGTCCTTGGTAAGGACGGGGTCGGAGGTTCAATTCCTCTCGGCAGCACCATTATTCAGAAAATATTTCAAAGAGTTAGCCTTTCCTGCAGGTAGAGCACTAACGCGACTATGGACAAAAGTATGTGCGAAACTTTGTTGCTTCGCCCTATCCAGCCGCCTTCACCCTCTTATCGAGGCATGAACCCGATGGGGAAACTGTACGGGACCAATTAGTCTTGGTTCATTCGCTCGCGCCAAGAAAGTTCGTCTCCGAACAGCAGAACTGAAATGGACATGCCGAGGCGTTCTGAAAAAAAGGCAAGTTCCTGAACGGGTTCGCTTCCTCGACTGAAGGTCCAAATATTTTTAGGAAGTGCAATTGCCTCGTTTCTCTCCTCTCCCTGTGCATCTGGCCCACGCGCGGCAATAGATTCCTTTGGAATTTCCATACCCGGCGGAATGAAAATGCCAGTCTTAAGGGCACTATCACTCGTTCTTCCCCAAAGCGCAAAGCCATCGCGCGCAACCACCATAGCGGCACGATCCGCCGTAAACTCTATCCATTTTCTAACTGCTGCCAATAACGAGACACCATAGCGATCCGTAACATGCTTAAGAAATTCTCGTGTAACTTCTTGTTTTGTCGCCTGACTCCGGTAATCGTCTATAGGCATAAGAAGATACGACGCAAATGTATCGGCTTCTTCCTCACGTTCCTTTTCGTGTTTTTTCCATTGATTAAGTTGAAGGGGGTGGCACTCAAAGTCATATGAGGATGATAGTTTTCCTGCTTTGTAGGCATCCTCCGTTAATGGTTCACGATGCAGCAGGTAATGCCCAAATTCGTGAGCAAGGGTGAATCTTTCTCGTCCCGGATAACGAGTTTGTTTGTTATACAATATCTTCCATCCCGGCTTTTTTCGATGAGCACGAAGCATCCCCTCAAAACCGTCGATCTCCAGTCCCTTTATGGATGTTATTGGATCAGAATTGTTGCGCGACCGCTCTAGCGCCAAAGCTTCTACGTTGACGGGAAAACGATCTTCTCCCAAGACTGTGCGCAGAAGGATGGAAAGCTCATTTGCGGTCTTGATGGGAGATTTACGCTGGAAGCCGTTCATCACTCCTCATCATCAAGGATCTTCAACATTTCTCGAAGGCGTTCTTTGCTTTTTGGGCTCATCCCTCTGTATTTTCTGTAGAAGTCCTTATCAGCCGCATCGGCTTCTGTAACATTGTCGGCAACTATCAGATAATCAACGGTAGTATCGAGCATCCGTGCTATCTGGTGCAATTTTTCTGCTGATGGCCGTGCAACGTCTTTGTTTTCGAGTTCCCACATATAGCTCTTGCTGGAACAAACGAGTTCCGCCAATTTTTCCAACGTCAGACCTTTCTTAAGCCTGAGTTGTCGAATTCGATCTCCTAATGGCGTAGGCATCTTTTCAAAGGGCTCCCTCAAAAGTTCGTGAATACGATACTTTTTATGCTTGACATGCGCTCTTTGCAACATCATATTTCCGAAAGTTCGCTACTACGAACTATCTTTCCTTAACTCACAATACCCAAGAGACTCCCATGACTAAACACAAAGGCCCAGATACCCATCACGTTGTCCCAAATCCTCAGGGAGGCTGGGACGTCCGACGCGGAGGGGCGGAACGATCAAGTGGACACTTTGAAAACAAGGACAGTGCCATTAGTGCCGGAAGAGACATAAGCCGGAATCAAGGAACTGAACTGCGCATTCATAATCGGGATGGCCGCATTGCCGTCTCCGACAGTCATGGACACGACAGTTTCCCACCCAAAGGTTAAGGAGAAAAACAAACCATGCAGAGTAGTATTTTAGAAGACCGTGCAGGATTGGTTGATGGCTTGCTGATTGAGATAGCAAAACGCATACAATTATCACCTACAAATTACGGCCTAGCGGTTGATCGTTATCAGGCGATTAGCGACTATCTTGACCGGGAAGATAGTCCGTTACAAGGACTTGTTACACGGCTTTATCCTCAGGGTTCGATGGCGATAGGCTCGGTCATAACTTCAAAATTTGAGAATGACGAATTTGATATTGATATCGTCGCAGAGTTGGGCATTTCTCAATCTTCGCGTCCAGCGGATGTTCTCGATACCCTTTTCACGGCACTGAATGGAGAAAAGGGAAGTCGTTACCACGGCAAAGTCGAGCGGTGTTCGCGTTGCGTGCAAGTGCAGTATGAGGGCATGCACTTGGACGTAACACCTGCGATCCTTTTGCCGCAAAAAGCCGCGCGCACGAGTCTGATATTTCATGCAAACGAGAAAGAACCGACGCAAAAACACTATACGGTTGTAGCCAATCCGTGGGGCTTCGCCGAATGGTTCAAAGAGCAGATGCCGGAATCGGCACTATATGTTGAAGAACTGGCGAAGCGAGCGGCCGAAGCCGAACCCGTTCCCGACAGTGAACCTGTCTTCGCTAAGGCGAGGCCACTGATCGCCCTTCAACTCCTGAAACGTTGGCGCAACAAGAACTACGATCAGCGCGAGGGCCGCATGCCACCTTCGGTGATGCTGTCCTGTCTTATCGCTAATAATTCCGGCTACCGTACAAGCTTATTCGATGAGTTGGTTATACAAGCGCAGCGGCTTGGTCGTTTCTTTAGCGACCACACAGATCGCGGCATACTAATTCAGGTCGAGAATCCCGCATGCGTTGGCGAAGATATCTTTACTGATCGGTGGCCCGGTACGCTTGCGGTACAAAAACAGTTCTCCGAAGACCTAGATGCGTTGAATTCAAAATTGGCAGCCCTAGCTCAGGATAGAACCTTGGAAAACTGTCAACGCACCATGGCTGAACTTTTCGGCGAAAAGCCAACAACCTTGGCCGTAGAAGCTCTCGCCAAAAACTACCAAACAAAATCGCATTCCGGCGGGTTGTATCATCACTCCAAATCGGCTGCCGTATCTTTGGGAGCCTCCGGAATCCTTAGTTCTGTCGCTGTCGCAGCCTCGCACGCCACCCCCCGCAACACTTTCTTTGGTTCGGACTAATTTTGCTAACAAAAGATCATATTGCGTCTGTACGAAAGAAATTTCCTCAGCTCCACACCATAATAGAAGGCTGGTGGATCGTCGTATGGGAAGGGGAACTTATGGGGTTTGACCAGCCCTATAGGGTCAGGATTGTTTGGACGCGATATTCTCCTTGGGACGATTACGATCTCGTTTGTACAGAACCGAAGGCGTATGTCATCTCCCCGCCCCTACAAGATAGGGAAGACCAACCTGTTCCCCATCTCTATCGAGACGGCAACGCACCATATTTGTGTCTGTACGATCCGAAGACCGAGGAATGGGACAGTTCGGAAGATGATATTGCCAATAAAATTATTCCGTGGATTGGCGAGTGGCTTGCAACATATGAATTGTGGAGATCGACAGGTAGATGGTTGGCTCCGGAAAGACACCCAGAAAAGGAAAAGTCATGCGAATCTTTAGAAGACGAGCCGAACAGCTCCCAGAACCCAGATCAATTGGCACGCTCTATCGCCGCAGGGAACGCCTTCCTTGGCGAGCGGATAGGAACTTTCGCATCTTATCCATTGATGGCGGCGGCATCAGGGGCATCCTCCCGCTGGCCTTCCTTGCGCGACTGGAGCAAACCTTCCTTCAGGGAAGAAGTATCGCGAATTATTTCGACCTTATCGCAGGAACATCCACCGGCGGTATTATTGCGCTCGGCCTCGGCAAGGGACTTACCGCTACAGACATTCTCGAAATTTACATTAAGCGAGGAGGAGAAGTCTTTCCTCCCTTAAACTGGTTTCAGCGAAACAGCCAATCCGCGTCAAAATATATTATTAATCGCTGTGATCGGAATAAACTGGACACGCTTATAGATGAAGTGGTTGGCCGCTCATGCTTATGGCAAAGCACGGCACGGCTCTGTATCCCCGCTGCTGAAACAAACCATTTCGAACCATTCATATTCAAAACGCCACATCATCCCGATTATAAAAAGGATTGGGTCAAAGAAATGGCTCTTGTGGCGAAAACGACATCCGCAGCCCCTACATTTTTTAGTCCTGTTAAAGGCAACGACGGATATGAGTTCCTTGATGGAGGCATCTGGGCAAACAATCCTATTATGGTGGGCGTTGCCGATGCATTGGCTTGTTTTGACGTAAAGCGTGAAAACATAAAAATCCTAAGCCTTGGATGTGTTAAAGATAGGTATACCATGCCTTGGCTGCGAAGAATTCTTGGGGGAGAGATTTTTTGGACAAATCTTGTTTTTGAATGCATGCATCTTCAATCTCAAAATGTCATAGGCCAAGCGCGCTTGATTGTTGGGGGAGATAGCGTCCTAAGAGTGGATGCCGAACCAATTTTTCCAAAGATTGAATTGTCCGATTGGAAAAGAAGTTGCGCCATGCTTCCTGAAGTTGGAGATAGTCTATTTGATCGCTTCGGCGAAGCCGCCGAAAAAATGTTTCTAAGAGAACTGTCTATAGATTATGAACCATTATACATGCCTTAACCCATATGGCAGTCTGCTGGATTTTATAGAACTTATGTAAGTGGCCGCTGAATGTTTCTATATTAAGTTTATGGATTGATCGGGCTTTCTTCTCCCCTGTGTGTACTGAACATCGATTTGTTTCGGAATCGCGCTTCCCAGCGCATTGACTGCACCGCGCAGGTATTCTGGCTGGAAGTGGGCGTATAGCTCGGTTGTTTTTTGCACAGAGTGGCCCAGAACCTTGGCTATTAGAAACAGGTCGACACCTGCCAGAGCCATAAGGGTTCCCGCCGTGTGGCGCAACGTGTGGGGAGTGGCACCCTTTATTCCGGCACGTTCGCACGAACGGCGAAAGCCTGTGCGGACATTCAGAACGGGCTGATTGCGGAATGAGATGACGTGTTCGCAAACGTCTATTTTCCAACCCGTTTTTTCGATTTGTTCGCTGACGTAGGCCTCTTGGTCAATCTTTGCCTTGAGCAGCGCGTCGTGGAGATGATCGTTCATAGGAACGATGGCGCGGCGTTTATTTGTTTGAGCACGGCCTTCGGGGTTCAGGTAAACAATGCGGTTTTCAAAATCGATTTGGTTCCATTTCAAATCCAAAAGCGCCCCCTTGCGTGCGCCCGTGCTGATGGCCAGCGTGATAAAGAGCCGCAAATGAGGCTCTGGGCAATGGGTCAGAAGGCGCTCTATTTCCTCCTTGGTCAGAAAGCGCGTTTTGCCAGGCGGCATCGGCGGTTTGTGAATTTTGGGGGCTATCGTCAAACGTCCGTTTTTTACGGCATGATTAAGTGCAGCGGATAGTGTGACAAGCTCGCGGCGCACGGTTCCTTCCGTTACGGGCCTGCTATCTTCAACAAACACGTTTCCCTTTTTCGTATGGATCATTTTTGGCTGGCGCTTGCCCATGCGCTCGGCCTGATATTTCTTTAGGATCTGTGGCGTGATGATGGAAACGGTCGCGCGTGGGCCGAAGAAGTCCAAAAATCTTTCAACCGTTCGGGCAACCAGTTCTTTTGTCAAAATCTCCGGCCCGCGTTCCTGCAAGTACCAGCGCAAGGCCGTGGCAATCAGATAGCGATCAGGCGGAAGTGCTTTTCCGGCATCTTTCTCGCCAGCACTTTCTATGATGAACTGGCCGAGCGCTTCCTCAGCTTGGCGGCGATCTGCCGTGTGAGTGCTTCTTCTTCGGTTCCGTCCAGTTCTTTGGTCGTACCAGAAGATGTACCAGACATGCTGGTTCGGTTCCTTTCCGAGCCAAGGCGTTCTTGATGCTCTCGGCATGGGTTCAACGATCTCCTTAAATAATCTTCAACGTCTTCAATACGGAACCGTAATTGGCTTCCAATTTTGACGAAGGCAAGTCTTCTTTGGTTGCGCAGGCGAATAACGGCACGCGGCTCAATTTGGAGTTTTGCTGCGACCTGTTCGACGGTAAGGACAAGCGGTTCATCAACGGCCATTACCGCCCCGTCCAGATGGTCTTCCACCAGCGCCATTGCTGACGCAGGGCGCGGGACAAGCTGCGATGGATCCGCTCAAACAGATTCATGCCCGCCCCGCCGCGCGTTGTTCGGACGGATGCGGCGCGCGCATTGCCAAGGCGATGAACGCATCAAGGTGCGCGTCTTTGGCGCGATCGACTGCCTTGTGGTAGGTATCAACGGCAAGCTCGGCAACCTCAAGAGCCTCATCGGTGCGGCCTTGGCGCACGAGGTTCAAGGTCTCGCGCACGCAGCGGTGCGCCATATCCATATAAAGCTGGGAAACAACGGGGATCATGCAATTCTCCTTGAGAATATGGGGCGGATCGGAGCCGCCAATTCCAAGGAACCTATCCAAATAGGCATGGTTTGTCAAGAAAACTGATGAACCTATCCGTATTGGATAGGATCGTTACGCTCTCAGAGCCTTTTTTCTAGGCTCTCCTGCGTCTTCTTCGGTTTCGGCTTCTTGGGAAGGCAGGGCCTCCCAAAGCATCTCGAAGGTCTGTTTCAGGCCTTTTGCCAGCATGGGGGCGCGCGTCAGAAGGATACGGTCGGGGCCGAGCATCTGCGCGACGGTCGATCCATAGACGACTTGCAGCGGAAGTGGCGTGAAGTTTGCGGGAGCGGTGCGTATGGGCGATGTGGCATCTTTCTTGTGGCAAATCGCACGGTAGGTAAAGCCTGCCTCGCGCAGAGCATTGCAATATTCAACGAGTTCGGGCGCAAAGAGACACGGCGTGCTGCCGCACAAGAACAAGACTTCCGCTCCTTCCTGGCCGCGCAAATGCGTATGTATGTCCTCAAACATCTGGGCGATGACGTTTTCGCCTTCCAAAATCAGATGATCTTTCTCCCGCAGCGCAACACCGCGCGCGCCGATGAACTCGATCTTTTCGCTGAGATACGAAAGAAGGGCACTTTCCGTCTTTTGCTGCAGCTTGGTTATGCCGCCCAATTCGAATTGGCGGATGGATGTGAGGGAAGCGCCGGACGCGTTTGCAAGTTCATCCTGCGAGATGTTGAGAAGCGCGCGAGCGGCGCGGAGCTGGTCTGGGGTGAGTGCCATGTTATGCTTTCCGTATCATTAATGCCTGATTTCGGCATTATTCATGCTGAATGTCAAGATTATTGTTGATTTTCGACAAGCTTTCAGGCATTCTGCAACCCATGCTTGCTGTTATTTGGTAGCGATCAATATTTTTCGGAATATTTTCATGAGCAGTTCCAGCGTGATAGTGTCCCTCGTCTTTGAGGAAGTGGCCGAGGAAGAAAATCTCTTTTCAACTGAACAATCGCTGCTTTTCACCGGACTGTACCCCTCGATTAATGAAACTCAGGTAAAGATCTTGGAAGGCGTCATCCTTTCCCGTGCGGAAAGAATCTCTTGCAGCGCCATTCTTTTGCGCGAGGCGTTCCTCAGCGCATATCAAATTGAAGATATGAAAGAGTTGCCTTGCCGTTATTTTGACGAGGCGATGGACTATCTGACGCGTTTTGCAGGGGCGAATTGAATTGTCAGTCGACGACGCAGGTGAGCATGTCGTCCACGCGCTCCTTGATCTCGGCTTTTTTCGGTGTTTCGTTCATTTTACGGCATTTTCTGTAGGTTTTGCACACAACCTTGGCAAGCGTGGCTGGATCGACATCGGCCCCTTCGCATCGCTTCTGTGCGTAGGTGAGGATTTCCCGCAAGAGGACTTCGTCGACGTCCGCGTCCGGCTGCTTGATGTCGCTGACATCAATGTCATCGACCAAAGCGGACACGCGAACCTTGTAAAATTTTGCCAGTTTTTCGAGCCAATCAAGCGTAACGCCACGCTCTCCCTTCTCGAGACGCAAAATTGTTTGTGGCGTGACCTTAAAATTTTTGGCAACCTCTTCTTGAGTGAAGCCAGCCTGTTTTCTTATGATTTTCAATCTGTTCATGTTCGTCACCCCATCCAATTTGGATGGCCCATCCTATCCGAATTGGATGGTTAACGCAAATACTTTCTTTTTCCTATCCAATCAGGCCATATTAATCTTGATTTAACCTATCCTGATAGGATATGTAATCAGGCCATGAAACTGGCCGATTATCTCACAAAGAATAACATCTCCTACGCGGAATTCGCGCGGATGCTTGGCATGGACAGCTCAAGCGCTGCCATGAACGTATCCAGATACGCCAATGGAAAGCGCCGTCCGCGCCCAGCTATCGCCGATAAAATCGTCGCCGTCACGAAGGGCCGCGTGAAGCACAAGGATCTCTATAGCGTGGAGATCCCTGAATGACGCTTTTTGTCGGCATTGATCCCGGCCTGTCCGGCGCTCTGGCTTTTCGCTTCGGCGAAGAGATGGATGTGTGCCCCATGCCGACGCTGACGATCAGCAAGGCGAAGGGGACGCGTCGCGTTCTTGACCTGACGGCTCTTTCCAACATCATCGACGACAAAACGAAGAACGCCGCGCGCGTGGGCGTTTTTGTCGAACGCGTGTCCGCCATGCCGAAACAGGGCGTCGCCAGCATGTTCTCGTTTGGCGAGAGCTATGGCGCGATCAAAGGCATCGTGGCCGCTCATTTTCTTCCTATGACGCTTGTGACCCCCGTTGCGTGGAAAGCGAAGCTCAAGGTTTCCAAAAACAAGGACGATGCGCGTTATCGCGCCAGCCAATTGATGCCGCGCTTTGCGCATCTGTGGTCGCGCCGCAAGGACGACGGCATGGCCGAGGCTGCTCTCATTGCATTTTACGGACAAAATTATGGAGGCCTTCAATGAACATTCGCAATTTCCATCCTGCCGCGCTTGATGAAATGGATATCGCCGCGATTGCCGCGTTGGCAACGCCTGAGCTGGCTGATCTGATCGAATTGCTCGACAAAGACACAACGCTGCTTAAACTGCGCAAGGACAAGCTCGCTTGTGCGCTGAACCGCAAATACAGCGAGGCGGCGCAGAAGGCGCGGCTTGATGCCGGAAAAGACACAGGCGTTGTGCATCTGGAAGATTGTGGCTTTGACGTTGCCGCCGAAGTCGGCAAGACCGTCAAATGGGATCAGACCAAACTGATCGCGGCGCTGGATTCCATGCCCGCCGAGATGGCCAAGCACTATGCGAAGGCCGAGTTCAAAGTCGACGAGCGCAAATACGCTGCAGCGCCTCCGGACATTCAGAAAATCCTCGCTCCCGCGCGCGCAGTCGTGCCGGGACGGGAGACCTATACCCTCAAACCCAAGAACAAGGCGTAACATGACATTTCAAATCATCACCGCCGATCAAAGACTGGCTGAAAAGCGCGGCATCAAAGGCTGCATTTTCGGGCGTTGGAAAATCGGCAAGACCAGTTTGCTCTGGACGCTCGATGCGGCCAGCACGTTGTTCATTGACCTTGAAGCTGGCGATCTTGCCGTCGAAGGATGGGCTGGCGACACGATCCGTCCGCGCACATGGCAGGAATGCCGTGACTTTGCGGCCTATATCGGCGGCCCCAATCCGGCGCTGCGTGACAACCAGCCCTATAGTCAGGCGCATTACGATCATGTTTGCAGCCAGTTCGGCGACGCGGCTGCGCTCGACAAATACGACACGATCTTTGTCGACAGCATCACGGTCGCCGCGCGTCTGTGTTTCCAATGGTGCACAGGTCAACCCGAAGCCATCAGCGAAAAGACAGGCAAGCCGGATACGAGAGGCGCCTATGGCCTCTTGGGCCGCGAGATGATCGGCTGGCTCACGCACTTGCAGCACACGCGCGGCAAGAACGTCTGGTTTGTCGGGATCCTCGATGAAAAGACGGATGACTTCAATCGCCGCATCTTCACGCCGCAGATCGACGGCAGCAAGACGGGCCTTGAACTACCCGGCATCGTCGACCAAGTCGTTACGATGGCCGAGATCAAGGCCGATGATGGATCCGCCTATCGCGCGTTCGTCTGTCAGGCACTGAACCCGTGGAGCTATCCGGCGGGTGACCGCAGCGGACGCCTCGCCATGATTGAGGAGCCGCATCTTGGGAGGCTCATGGACAAAATCAGGCAACCCCTCACAAAGACGGCATCGGAACGGCTGGAGTTTTGCAGGCCACAGCCGACCGATGCCGAAACCCCCGCAAATGTCGTTCAACAAGCACAGGAGTAAAGACACATGTACCAGAACCAAGGGATGGATTTCAACGACGCCGGACAACAACAGGTCGGCGAGCTTATTCCGGCGGGCACGATTGCCAAGGTCGTCATCACCATTCGCCCCGGCAGCGCGGGACAAGGCGGCTGGCTGACCTGCAGCAACACGAGCGACGTGGAATATCTCAACTGCGAGTTTACGGTTCTCGAAGGCCCGTTCGCTAAGCGCAAGTTCTGGCAGAACATGACCGTTTCCGGCGGCAAGGTCGACGAACGCGGGCAATCCAAGGCGTGGGGTATCACAAAAGCGGCCCTGCGCGCCATGCTGGACAGCGCCTTTGGTCTTGATCCTGACGACGACAGCCCCGCATCGAAGCAGAAGCGCATCACGCAAGATTGGGGTGCGTTTAATGGCCTGCAATTTGTCGCCAAAATCGGCATCGAAAAAGGCAAGGACAATTATGCCGACAAAAATCGCCTGCAGTACGTTCTGACGCGCAAGAACCCCGAATATGCCGGCGTCATGTTCGGCGCACAGACCGGATATGCGCAGCAGCCAACGCAAGCTCCTGTCCAGCAGACTCAGCCTCAACAGCAACAGTCCCCGCAGCAGCAAGGAACGCCGAACAGCAACGTCCCGACCTGGGCTCGCTAATCCTCGTTTTCCGTTTTGTTTGTTTAAGGGTGTCCGATGCTCCTCCGGCCACGACAGAAGATCTTTGTCGAAAATTGCGTCGCTGCGCTAAAGCAGCGGCGCAATACGCTCGGCGTCGCCCCGACAGGCGCTGGCAAAACCATCATGCTGTCGGCGGCAACGGGCGACATTCTGCGCGAAATGGGCGGCAAAGCTGCGATCCTTGCCCACCGTGATGAGTTGACGGCGCAAAACGTCACGAAGTTTGCGCGGGTCAATCCAGGACTGACCACGTCCATTTACGATGCCAACAGCAAGTCATGGCATGGGCGCGCGACGTTTGCGATGGTTCCGACCTTGGCGCGACAGGACAATTTGTCGCGTATGCCGTTCCTTGATCTGCTTGTTATCGACGAAGCTCATCACGCGGCTGCCGCAAGTTATCTGCGGATCATTGAAGAAGCAAAAGCCAAGAATCCCAACCTGATGCTTTTCGGCCTGACGGCAACGCCCAATCGCGGCGATCAGAAAGCCTTGCGCCCGATCTTCGATAATGTCGGCGACCAAATCAGGCTGGCCGAACTCATCAAATCCGGCCATCTCGTTCCGCCGCGCACGTTCGTCGTCGATGTCGGCGTGCAGGAAGACCTCAAAAAAGTGCGCAAAACGGCAATCGATTTCGACATGAACGAAGTCGAGGAGATCATGAACCGGCCTGTCGTTACCGGCGCGGTTGTCAGGCATTGGCAGGAACAGGCGCATGATCGCAAAACGGTCGTGTTCTGCTCCACCATCGCGCACGCCGAAAACGTCCGGCAGACCTTCCAGAACAACGGCATTGAAGCGGTCATCGTCCACGGCGAAATGGCGAACAGCGACCGCCGCCTAGCTTTGGCGCGGTTCCAGCAAGGCACCGCGCGCGTGATCGTCAACGTGGCCGTCCTGACAGAAGGCTGGGACTATCCGCCGACATCCTGTGTCCTTTTGCTGCGCCCAAGCTCTTATAAGTCGACCATGATCCAGATGGTCGGACGTGGCTTGCGCACCATAGATCCCAAGGAGCATCCCGGCGTCATAAAAACCGACTGCATCGTGCTCGATTTCGGCACATCCACGTTGATGCACGGCAGTTTGGAGCAAGATGTCAATCTGGATGGCAAAACCGTTCAGGGCGAAGCGCCCACGAAGGACTGCCCCGAGTGTGGCGCGACCGTTCCTCTTTCAGCGCAGGAATGCGCCTTGTGTGGTTTCGAGTTCTTCTCCAGTGCTGCGACGGGCGAAGCGGGCGCAGGCGACGAAGAACCGCTCCCCCTCGAAAACTTCTCCCTGACAGAAATTGACCTTCTGAAACGCAGCAGTTTCCGTTGGATTGACCTGTTCGACGATGACGCGGCGTTGATGGCCTCCGGTTTTTCCGCATGGGCCGCGATCTTCTGGCTTGGCGGCTATTGGCACGCCGTCGGCGGGTTCGAGCGCGCTGTGCAAATTCTCGGCACGGGCGAGCGCGTCGTCATGATGGCCGTGGCCGACGATTTCCTGAACGAGCACGAGACAAGTGAAAGCGCCCACAAGACCCGCCGCTGGATGAACGAACCTGCCAGCGAAAAGCAGCTCGCCTTGCTCGGCGAAACGGCGCGGATGGATTTCAGCATGACGAAGTATCGCGCGTCCTGCCTGCTTAATTTCCGCTTCAATAAAGGCCGCATTCGCCAATTGGTCGAACAAGCCGTCGGAAACAGGGAGGCCGCGTGAAATGGTGCGCCGTTTGTTACCGAGAACAACGCGGCTTCGGCTTTATGCCCGCGCTGATCAAACAACCCCAAAAACCTGCACGACGTTTCTGCTCGATGCTTTGCCTCGATCTGTACGCTCGTCTTTTCAAGGAGTCTGGCGGCATGATTGACATGACGGATTTTGAACGCGCTTCCCTTAACGCCTGCCTTAAGCCGCTTGGCGAATGCGTGGCCGAGATCGGCATGGACAAGCCGCTTTCCGCCTACAGCAAGGAACAGGTTCTCACGCTAATCGAGGTTGTCGTCACGGCCTATCAGGACGCCATGCGCAAAGGCAGTCCGGAGGTGCCGTTTTGATGCTCGACTTCAACCACGGCTCCGACAAGCCCCCGCTGGATCCGCGCGCGCTTCCCATCGCCGTTCGCATCAATGAACTGGTGGACGCGGCTCTGATCGCCGAGCGTGAGAAACAGCCGCGCCGCGAGTATCTGGGCGCGTCCATGCTTGGCGACCCGTGCTCTCGCCGCATCCAGTATGAGTACGTTGGCGCGCCCAAAGACCCCGGCAAGGATTTCAATGGTCAGACTTTGCGCATCTTTGCGGTAGGCCATCAATTTGAGGCCTTGTCGATCAATTGGCTGCGCGCGGCGGGCTTCGATCTTCGGACGCACAAAGCGGACGGCGGGCAGTTCGGGTTCTCGGTTGCCAAGGGACGCATCAAGGGCCACATCGACGGTGTCATCGTCGGAGGGCCATCATGGTTTGTGTTCCCTTCACTATGGGAACACAAGGCGCTCAAGGACAAAAGCTGGCAAGATTTGGCAAAGCGCGGCCTTGCGATCTCTAAACCGCTTTATGCCGCGCAAGTCGCTCTTTATCAGGGCTACATGCCCGATCTGGCACGTTGTCCCGCGCTTTTCACGGCGCTCAACAAGGACACGCAGGAGCTTTATCACGAGCTTGTGCCATTCGATGCCTTGCTGGCGCAAAGCACGAGCGACAAGGCCGTCAACATTCTGCAGGCCACCGATGCAGGCCAGCAGCTGCCCCGCATAGCCGCCAATCCCGATTTTTACCTATGCATGTGCTGCCCCTACGCCGAGAGGTGTTGGCATGGCA